AGATAGCGGTGCGACCGGGAATCGTGGTGTTGGTGAGGTCGTAGCCCGCTTCGGACAAATCCGAAAGCATGATGTGACCTTGAAATGTACCCGCGGCGTTGAGAACCTGAGTAAAGGAAACTCCCGTTAGGGGAAGTTCGGCAAGGATTTGATTGGTTAAAAGGTCGGCAAAGAGGTAGCGATAGATTGTTGTTGCCATCACTACCTCCTAATACATATACGCCTTACTTAGAAAGCGCGGCGATTTCTTCAACGGTCAAGCCAAGAGCAGCAAGTTTAGCCTCAGCGCTTGCTTTAGCGGCAGCAGCGGCGGCATCTGCATCGGCTTTAGCCTTAGCATCAGCGGCGGCTTGTGCGGCGGCGGCTTCAGCAGCGGCAATTTCTTCAGCGGTTTGTGGGCGAGTGGTTACTTCTTTTGTCTCGCAGTTAATGTCAACTACATCTGCCATGATTGCTCCTTAGTTATGAGTTGTTTATGCCGTATAAGTAAAAAGTGGAGTATTGAACGAAGTTGCCACCTTCTGGATAAAGCAAAATAGAAGTAATGGCATTTGTTTTAGACCATAATCCAGCAACTAAAGTATCCCAAGCGGCAGTTGCGTTATTTTCTGAAACAGAATCAGCAGATACAGATTTGTAATTGCCTGATGTGTAATTAGGAATATAAAACTCGCCATTGCCAAATGTACTAGCAGTGCTACCGCCACCAGGAAAGTTTCCAAAGTATAGGAGTGTTGTTGTTGTGCCGCCCGAGCCAGCCGCCGAGCCATTGCCACGAAGGAACTTATAAGTATATGAAGAAGTTGTATCTCCATTAAATTGTACGAACATACCTTTATCGGTTGCCGAATCAGAGGTACGCGTGGAATAAACAACTTTCAAATCCGTATATGTTCCTGGAATTGACGAGAAGGTAATTGACGATGCTCCGCCAGAACCGACTACTTGGCTTGCGATGAGGTTATATGTTGAAGTTGCCATAGTTAAGCACTCGCAATTCCGTAGAGAGTAAAGGTTGAACCTGATGCAAAATTCATTCCAGAAACAGAAAGAGTAATAATGTTTATCGCTGAACCGCTTTGCAATAATCCAACTATTGCTTCTACTCCGGCACCTGCACCAGTTGTTATGTTAGTTCTTTCAAGCATAGTTTTATATGTAGAAGTATTGGAATAATTCATAATGTTTACTATGTATGCGCCAAATTGGTCTGATGAAAAGCCCGATACTCGGTTCAAATTCCAGTTAGCATTAGAAGTAATGCGACTAGAAGAAGCAGCAGAACCGCTACCGCTTAATGCGGTTTGACTATAACCAGAAGTAAGTACCGAACCATTGCCCGCTTGAATTGTAATTCCAGTATAAGAAGTATTTGTTCCAGCAACATTCATTGAAATTACTAAATCAGTATAAGTTTGTGGGATGGATGAAAAAGTAACCGACGATGCTCCCGTTGCAAGCGTCTGTGTTGCAATCGGTGTATATGTTGATGCGCTAGCCATTATTTAACTCCATACAAAGCGAAGGAAGAATACTGAGCAAAGTTTGTTCCCTGAGTGAGGCTCAGGGTTAAAGAAGAAATTGCGTTGGTACTCATAAACAATCCAGAGGCTAAGCCTAATTCTTGAGTGTATGTTCCACCATTTGTGTCATAACCGTATAAAATTTTTACTGTTTTATTTTTGTTAGTATTTGTATAATCAAGAATATCTATAATTCCAGCAGTCATCATGCTTGATGTTTGTGCGCTTGAGCCTACGAAGAATAAATTTGCATTTTGACCGTCTGCAGTATTAGAACCAGCGGATGAACCATTACCATAAAGCACATGGCCTGAATACAAATTGCCTGTGGTTACGCCATTGAAAGTCATAGCAGCATAACCGTTGCCGCTTGTAGTATTTTGCCAAATACCTCGAAGTTGCAAATGGGTATAAGTGCTTGGAATAGAAGAAAAGGTTATTGTGCTTGTAGCGCTTCCAAGCGTTTGAGTAGCAATAGAGTAGTAGTTACCACCCAAATGCCCCGATATTCCAGAGGCTATAACTCCGGGAATTAAACTCACGCTACATCACCCACTACATACCAAGTATCTGTTGCGGTTTTGATAAGGGTTGCTGAAGAGAACTGTGCGCGAAGTTTAGGAGTTGTCGCGGTTGAACCTGTTGAGTTAACGGTGGTTGTTCCCGAAGTAACTGCCTGAATAGTAATCTGACCCGAACCGGTTTGGATAACCGTAATCTGAGTGCCGATGGGGAAACCTACGGATGCGTTAGTAGGGATATTCAATGTTGCTGCAATAGATGAGTTTGATGCAAGAAGAATGTTGCCAGCATCAGAAGTTACAAGCGTGTAAGCATTGGTGCTAAATGTTGGTGTTGATTGGTTGATGCCGGGGTTTGCATAAACAAGCGAGTTCCATGCCGTTGAGCCGTTGCCAATCTTGAATTTAAGGGTATCTGTCTCAAAGCCGACTTCACCCGCGGCAAGCGTTGAGTTAGCGGATACCCATGAAGCGGCAGTACCACGGCGTAATTGAACTTGTGTAATAACGCTCATGCAGAGCCTCCATCAACCGTTTGGGTGCTAGTAGTAGTAGCAGTACCACCATCGTAGGGGGATATGCTATCAAAGAATCCAGCATCCAGCGCTGAGAGCGTTGATGCCGAAGTAAGAGAAATCCAAATTGACCCATTGTAAATACGCAAGGAATTATCCGAGGTATTAAAGTAAACATCGCCAATTCTTAGGGTTGGCGTTGATGGGTCTATAGTCGCCGTAAAGTAATTTTCAGGCGTTAAATTTTTACGCGACATCGCCTGTAATAATCCAGTTGTCGGTAGAAATCTGAAGCGCGGTGCAAACGCTATATTGTGAGCGAAGTTTAGGGTTGCTTGCCGTTGCGCCTGTCGAAACAATAGTTACAGGGTTTGGCGTAGATGCGCCGACAAAGTTAACCTGTCCTGCGCCGTATTGAGCAAATGTAACCTGTGTACCAACAGGAAGCGCCTGAGTAGCGTTGGAAGCAATAGTTATGGTAATCGGTGCTGAGTTGGTCAAGGTGACAAACTTCTGAGCATCAGTCACATTCACGGTGTAAGTCGTGTTGGTCTGAGCGTTAATTGTAATGTTTGGATTGTAAGTTGATGCGGTTGTCTGCGTTGAACCGTCTTGGAAGGTAAGAGTTCCCGATGGGGATACGCCAAAGACCTGTGCGCCAGATGAGTTATTAATCTGAAGCGCCTTGCCTGTCTGAGAAGCAATCGTGTTGATGGTAACGCTATTGGCGTTAGTTACGGAAGCGGTAACATTTAAGTCTGCCTGTTGTGCAAAGGTGCGCTTGTCGGTGATGTTACCTGAAGAAATTGAGGTTACGCCAGCGCCTACAAGAACCTGAGCCAAGATGAACGAGTTAGCAGGAGCGGATGGCGCTACTGGAGATGCCGCTGGAGTGCCGGTGATTGCTTGAAAAATAACCTGATTGTTTGCAGTTCCACCGTAGAAAGCATCTTGTACGGTGACTACTACAAGGTCAATGCGTGGGTTTGTAGCGTTAGATGGCGCGATGGAGATTGTGGTAGAAGCATCATTGTAAGCAATGTAAAAACCCTGTGTTGAGGTCTGAGTACCTGCAATAAGAGCCGTTCCCGCTGCAATCTGAACCGCCATAGAAGGCGTACCAGTTGGTGTGACGAACATATTGCCGTAATCAGTAACACCCGCCGTATTCCAAATAGAAGAGGTGGCAGTTAGACGGTCATTCTCAGCGGTGTGAGAGCCGTTCTGTAACCAACTTGGCGGTGTGCGTAGTGCCATTGATATCTCCTAGATGTAGGCGTTCTGCCAAGAAACAACACAAGATGTACCTGTGCCTGTTCCCGAAGCAACGAAAGTATAGTACGAAGTGCCGGGCGATAAAGCGAACCATGACGAACTGTTGTCCAAAAGAGCGCGGCGGTTAACACCGTTTAAGGTTACGGTTCGATAATTGGTATCTAGCACCAAGGTATCGGAAATAGCCAAGGTGTAGTTAATCTTCAAGAATTGACCAGAAGTAATGTTGCTGACCTGTGGGTTAACGCATGGGCCAGTAATAGTAATCAGCGGGAAGGTTGTTGTGTTACCCGCGTTGCTAATAATACCGTTTGCGTAACCTGTGCCGTAAGTTAAGTTATAGGTACGGTTGTAGGTACGACCGCTAACAGGTGATGATGAATAGATGTTCTGCGATTGCAAAGTATCATCGTAAATACGACCATCAGGGCAAAAGAACATATAAGTTACGATTGCCTTACCGTAAGCATAATCAGGGTTGATTTGTACCTGACGATTACGCACGCGGGCATTGACTCGCTGCAAGTTGCTTCCCGGCAGTTGGAACTGCAATGGAGTTGTGCCTTGTTGTTGTGGCTGCAAGGCTGACAACAAAGCGTTAAGATTGGTCTGCATAGAGGTATTGGATGTGCCGAATACCTGAATCTGAATGGTGACGGTACGACCGCGAAGGAAGTCACGACCCGTAAACATACCGTCTGCATAACCGCGGTTATCATCCTGATTGTCAATGGCAGGAAGTCCTTGTAAACCATCAACGCTGGCAATTTGGTACGGAGAGCCAGTACCGCCAAAGACAAACCCATTAAATGCAAATGAGTAGTTATTGAGCGAAGTGACAGTCATTAGTAACCACTTCCTACTGAATTTTGCATGGCGACAAGTTTAGCAGCGATGCCTTGTTGCGTTGCTTTGGATGGGCCAGTAATTGCGTAAGTTGTATCGCTAGATGCAGTTACGGCAACTGCCCCGTAGTTGATTGCTGCTGCTTGGTCGGCGGCAGTAATGTTTGAACCAACAGAAATAACATTGATGTTCTGAGTGACACCGCCGGAAGTTGTAGTGCCAAGGTTCTGTGGAACTGCTGCTTGTGCTGCGGCTGAAGATTGAGCAAGTCCTTGTGTTGCAAGAATCTGTTGACCAGCAGTTTGACCACCAAGACCAGAAACGGTCAATGGAGCGCCGAGCAATGTGTTAACGGTTTGAAGAGCCGTAATGTAATCCTTCATTTGTGGGCTGCTGCTAATGATGGATTTCATAAAGTTATTAACATCATCGGTTGCTTGCTTGGCAGTAAATCCTGATGCTTGGAACGACTGAGCCAAAGCATCGTAAGAGTTCTTTAATGATGTGTCTAACTTGCTTTTGGCATCTGCCATCGAAGCGGTAAAGGTGCGCTGAGCCGCATCCAACTGAATCTGAGTCTGATTGTTAAGGTCAGTCAGAGCATTGTTGTAATCGGTCGTAACCTGTGCGTATTGCTGCGCGAGTTGCTGAGTAGCAAAGTCAACGCCGTTGCTCATGGTGGTAGCGAGCGCCGTAACACCGGTATTGGATACGGTATTGAGAGAGTTGAAACTATCCTTTAACGCCTGAATTTGGTCAGGAGTTGAACTTGTAATGGCGTTAACAAGCAGGTTGCCCTGTTGCGCGCCCATGCCTACAACTTGGTCAATAAAGGTCTGCGAGAATCCAAGAGCCGCAAGTTGATTAGCGCCTTGAGCCAGTTGTTGCGCTTGTACCAAACGGCGGTTGAACTGAGCAACAAGTGTTCCGATATTGGCGTTATTAGCGATGCCGCCAAGCATCTGATTGAACAAATCACCGACATTAAGAGCAGTAGAGGAAGCAAAAGCGCCTGTCATTTGCTGGATGTTCTGCAAGATGATGGATGCGTATTGCTTGGTGTATTGCTGAGTTAATGCCAGTTGTTGTTGCTGGAAGTTTTCCTGAATAGATTGTTCAGTATCAGTTAAAGTCTTGGTTGCGCTTAATTCGGCATCTGCATAAGCCTGATATGCCGCGGTTGCAGAATCGTAATAAGTCTTGTTAATGGCATCCATAATCTTGTTACCAGTAGATTTGATGGTAACTGCCTTTTGAACAGATGCTTGAAGTGCTGCGGTCTGAGCATTATTGATAGCCGTAAAATTTTTAACTGAATCTTCGTATGCCTTAACCGCTGCTGCTTGGTCAGCCGCTAATTGTTCAGCGGGAGTAAGTGGCTTCTTTGGTGGGGTTGGCTTGTCAGGTGTCTTTGCTGACTTGCTAGGTGGCAACAATGAAGCATGAAGTGGGTCAAAGGTAGGGCTAGTAGTTGCCGTTCCACTTACAGAACCGCCCGGCCCCATCTTGCCTGATGTGTCTTGGTTAGGCATATTGTGAAGCAACTCAATCAAAGCAACAAGACCAACGGCAATCGCTGCGAATGGTGCTGCTTCCAAAAGCAAAGCGCCAAGCGCGCTATCAGCCATCGCGGTAACTGCTGCAAATGCCTTCATCGCAACGCCAGCGGCTAATAGACCGCCAGCCAAAAGTTCGAACGCACCGGGCGCTGCGCTAACAGTATTAGCAATCGCATTAAGAGCGGGAACAAGAACGGTCTGAGCAATACCTGCTAATTGACCCATTGCAGGAGCAAGTGCCTTGCCAAGAGAAACTTGTGTGAGGTTTAACTTAGCGTTAGTAACATCTATCGCACCGGGAACAGTCTTTGCAAAGTTTTGTGCCAAGCCATTAAGTTTGCCGTTTGCTTGGTCAATCAAAAGATTGAACGCTGCTTGTGGTGTTAAGTTACGGTCAACTTTAATACCTAAGTCAGCAAATGCGCGAGCGCTACCTGCGGTTGCCTTAGCAACCATGTCGGCAGTTGTTGCAAGGTCGGTATTGTTCTTGCGAGCCAAGTCAGCAACGGTGTTCATCAACGACATTGCCTTGGCAGGGTCGCCAAGAGCCGTGGTCAATGTTCCCAATGCGCCAATGGTGTCGGCATACTTGAAACCAAGGTTGGTCATTGACTTTGCTTGCGCATCAAAGTATGGCTCAACTTTGGAATAACTTAAACCAAGATTAGTAACGGCGGTTTGAGCCGTAACGGATGCTTTTTCTACTTGGTCAAATGCGTGAATTGCAGTTGCACCAACACCAACCAATACCGCACCAAAGCCCAAAAGCGCCTTAGAGGAAACATTGGCAACAGACTGCATCTTTTCCATGCCGGTCATTTTGGAGAAATTGGCATCCATCTTTGTAGTCTGGGTTTCAATTTCCTTCATTGTTGCAAGGAGTTGAGTTGCCTGAGCAGTAAATATAACTTCTACGGGGTCAAGCATTGGCATTTTTAACCCCTTCCTAGAATATATTTGTTAACAACTGCTTGGTGAATAGCCTTCAGTTCTCCTGAAGCCATCAATTCTTCATACGCGGGGCGCAAGTATGGATACTTAACGCCAGACTTCCAGCGAGGATTACCTAATTCAACTGCGCGACCATAGATTGCAGTCGGGCCGACAACTGCCATGTAACCAACCAAACCAACAGGATTGCTTGTGTAAATAATCGAACGGTTCAATGTTCCCGTCACCATGTTAGGGCCGGGGCCAGTACCGGGGATGTGACCCGAACCGCGACTACCAAAACCTTTTTTGCTTGTTTTGGCGCGACCAATCTGCGCCGAGTTAGGGCCAAATGGAACAAGCGGTGTAGCGGTCATGGAGTAACTGCCTTTAGGGTGTGAACCCGTATTGGCATTGATACGCGCTTGGCGTTCTACTGCGGCAGCCATCTTTTCGACAGATTCCTTGGCAGCCATCTGTCCATTTTTACCAATGTTATTAACTTTATTAATAAGAGAATCCAAGCCCTTAACAGTTACAGACATGGATTCTCCTAATTTGGATTTATGGCTTTCGCTTCCACTTTGTCCACCGAAGAACCAATCATCAGCATCCATGTAGTTAACATGAAAGGCTGGCGGTCAGTTTCTTCGGGAGTCCATCCAAAGCGATTAGCGCATTGGTAGTAGTAATACTGCATATCTGGATAGGTTAAATCTGGGCTTCGTTCATGCCCTTCAAGTAGCCACTCCAGTCGTTCTAACTGTCTTTTGGGCTATCAGTTCCAGTATCTTCTGTGAAATTCAGAAATATAACGCTCTGTGCTTCTTCTGTAGCCTTGTTAAGTGCCGCAACATCTTTTGGCTTGAGTTGGTCAAGAGATTCGCGCTTGATGCTTGGTGGGATAAGGTCGAATGACCATTCCTTGACGAGAAACGCTAAGAGTGCTTCCTGAAACTTAAAGGTGCGCTCGTATTGGTTTTCATCGCCTCCAAGAACCTTAAGAATGTTCTTGTAATCGCCGTAAGTGATTTCTTCAGGGTCGCGGAACAATGCCCAACCGCCTGATGGCAAATCAATTTTCTTTTCAGCCATATTGCTTCCTTCCTTCGGGGTTGCCTTCTCTTAGTGTAATAGGCAAAGCGGGTCAGAGCGAACCGGGAAGGCGGCGGTTGCATCAACAACCCGCTTTGCGTTCTATTTCAGGTTACTGATAAGTGCCTGAAGCCTTTGCGTTCTGGAGTGTCCAGACGATGTTGCCGTATCCGCTAGATGCGCCGACATCGGTTGTGTTTGCGATTGCGTTGATGTCAACGGTGACTTCAACATGGTCTTTTGAACGGTCAATCGCTGCGGTGGTGTAAGCACCCTTGGTCAACTGGAACTGAATCTGAGTTGCAGTTGCGCCAGTACCTTGTGCAAAGTTGAAAGTAATCGCTGGCTGAGTGTTGGTCAGGAAGCGAGTAAGTTCAGCATCAGATTCCATGATGAAGGTAATCTTGCCGGTAGTGGTAAGTCCACCAACGAATACCTCGTATGGGCCTTGGATGTCGCTGATTCCGTAGATTGGTTCAACGGTGCGAGACAAGGTAAGAGTTCCGCTCATTGCGTAAGCGATGGTTGAACCACCAACTGAAACCGTACCAGTCCAAACAGGTACAGGAGTTACTGTGCTGAATGAAGGTGTTGGTGCAGTTGTGGTTACAGATGGCCAGCAGGTTGCTTTAGCGGTGTATTCCAACTGAGCATCTGGATTGAAGGTAAGAGTGAAATCATGGAACTGAGCGCCCGGATATTGGCGAGTGCCAGCAACATAATAGTCAGTAAGGGTCAGCGCCTTTGGTTGTGCATCGCCACTTGTTGCGTTCTTAAGTGCAATCTTGTGGGTGTAAGGAGCGGTTGAACCTGTGGTTGTTACATCGCCAAGAACAGATGCGAGAATGTAACCGATGGTGTCTGGGAAAGCAGGGCCAGCAACATCAACGGTTGCGTACTTGCGACCTTGGATGTAGTTGTAGTTAACTGCCATTGAGCCACGAAGTCCTGTGTCATACAGTCCTGTAACAAGGTCAACGGGCTTGAAAGAATCTTTGGTAATTGGAACATAGTCCGTAGCAGTTACAGGTGTACCTTTAGTTGTTTCTAAAGCAACACCCATATACGACCGTAAGGATGGATTTGCGGCCATTATTCACTCTCCTTGATTGTTGTTGGTGTGGTCGCTGGCGCAACCTTCTTTTGTGCGGATACTGGCGATACATCAACGGCTGCGAAATCATCGGGCGCATCGAACGAATCACCTGACTTTACGGTTACTCCGATGGTCGGAAAAGACCGCTCATCAGAACCGTTATATTGAAAACGAGCCATTGATTTCTCCTTATGCTCTTATCATTTGGGTTACGGTAAATGTGATAGAAGCCCAAGTTTCTGTTGCGCCACCATCATTAGTGACAGGCTCGGAATAAGTTGCGCTAATTCCGGGGTCTGCTGCTTGCCAAATCACCGAGCCATCTGGCAAACCTAATCTGTGTCCACCTGCTCGCAACTGACCTTTGACTGCATCAATCAAGATATCGAAATCTGTCATGGCATCTTCTGGCTTAGGTTGCATAGATTGGTGGTAAATCTGGAAGTTCACGATGTAATCAACGCGCTTCCAACCGTCATAAGCGCCACCGATTGCTAGGCGCTCTTCACTTTCGCTCTGGATAAAGACAACACCTGCTGCGCGGGATAGTTGTCCGGGAAAGGAATTGACCTGAAAATTGATACGCTTAGGAAACGAGGTGAAAATCTGATTGAGAGTTGTAATCTGCGCCTGTTGCAACCAAGTTGCTACGGCATTGCGCACATCTTGTCTTGCCATTATCTAATCCTGCGATATGGCATCAACAAGTCTTGAGCGAGTGCTAAATCTGTGCCTGTCATTTGAGCGCCGGGCGTAGCAACACCGGGGCGAGTGCCGACATTCATCACCATTGCGTTATCGCCACGAACCTTAAGCATTGCGGTCGTTACGAGAATCGCTGCTTCCTTGATTGCAGGTGGAAGAGCAGAGATAGAAATGCCGTTAGCGTGGGTGTAGGCAAGAGGATTAACCAAAGGTACGGTGGTTGAGCCAAGTGTGTAGGTGCTGGCGACAATCACATTCTCTGAGTTAAAGCCATCGTAAATCTTGAGCATCTGACCGGCGGTGATGCCTGTTCCATCGGTTACGGTCAACGATGATTGTGATGCGGTCGCCGTGTTAATTAAGGTATTGGCATAACCATTGACATAGGTGTAAGTCAAGAACACTTCTTGACGAGGTGAGGTAGGAAATCCGAACTGAAGTGGGCCAGCCGAAGAATAGGTTGTAGCGGCTGAAGCGTATGGGTAAATAATCTGTGAATCTTCAACCCATGCCAAGGATGGGTCTGGAGCAACGATGGGGCTATTGAAGTCGCTGCTGAACTGTAATGATGTCAGCGCGATGATAGGGCTATAACGAGGATGGAAACGAATTGTTCCATCTGGGCGAATACGAGAGCGTTGCTGCTCTGTCTCGGTGGTAGCACCAAGAACCTGATTACAGAAAGTATCAATCCAACTAGAAGCGCGAGCAATAACATTTGCTAACTCGGCGTTCTGCACATCTGGGTCGGTAGAGTTGAATACTAAGTTATCAATATCAATCGCCGTTGGAGCGTTGCGAAACTCGGTAACCGTCAGATATGGCGTGGAGAATTGATGTGTAATCGGGTTAATCGCATTAGCCATTTATTTCTCCGCACTTTGAGCATTTCTTGAAAAATGAGCCGAACCCGCACTTTTGGCAGGTGAATCCAACTGTTGATGGGCGAGCAATCGAACCCATCGCGTTTGCCACTCCTAAGCCTTCGTGCTTCATCTGTGCAGCGTGTTTAGGGTTATCAACATTGATTAGCCCTGACTTGTCTGCTTTGTAAACCTTTGTGCCACGCTCGGTTCTTACGGATACTTCACGCAAGCCTTGCGGTGGAATCATCTTTGTCATTGCGCCTCCTAAGATGTGAGTGAGTGCGCCTGTAAGAGCGCACTCACAACACGATTCAGTTTATTAGACTGCCTTGATACCTGATACTGCACCATTCCACGAAGGGGCCGCGCACATAAATGTGCCACGAAAATAGGTGCTGAACGCGTATTGGAAGTCAACTACAGGCCATTGATATCCAGCATAATCCTGAACATTCACAACTTCCCAAACATTTGATACTTGAGTATCAGGAATTGGAAGTGTGTATGAAAGAACTGGAGCAACGCCCTGTGGCAACCATGGGTGAACAGTAAGGTCAACCATTTTGCCTGTGATTTCATTGTAAAGCGCACCGATTGTTGCGCCACCGATGTAATCGCCAGCATCAGTCTGGGTCAAGTTCAAACGATAGTTTGCAGTTGAACCATTCTTGATTGCATCTGACAACTGCTTGCGGTCTGAACCGTTGAGGAAAATCTCATCTGGGTCAGCCTTAACATTGTTGTAGAGGTTGTAGAAGGTGGTCTGGAACTCAACGCCGGGATTTGATGTTGAGAAAGCAGAGTTGATGTTGTTGTTGTAACCTGACTTAGCACCGAGAACGGTAGCCAAGATGCCGTCATAACCTGTTGCGTAAGCAGAGGTGTCAGAAGCGTGGTTTGCAGCGGTATCACCGGTAACTGCAAGAGTTCCCTGAAGGGTGATTGTGCGGGTTGCTGAACGACCGTTGTAGAACTTGTTAGCATCGGTTGGTTCAGTTCCGGCAGCGCCAGCATAGACCTTGTAACCAAGTGCGCCAGTTACAGGAGCAGAGATTACAACATCAATAACCTGAGTTGAGCCGTCTGGAGTTGCAGAAGCAACTGACGAAACAACAGACTCACCAAATGAACCTGCATCAGAGGTTGCCTTAACCCATACCTTTGTGCCAGAAGAGATTGGAGTCTCACCTGTTGCAGCGGTACGAGCGGTTGCGGTGATTGTAGGAGCAGCAAGTGCGCCTGAGAAGTTTGAGTCAGTTCCGCGACCCATGAGGAGCATACGCTCTTCCATCAACATTGTTGCATAAAGAACAGATGTTGACGACAACTGGCGAAGGTCTTGGAATCCGACACCAGAGAACTGTGCATCGAATGAAACGCTATCGCTGAGTGAGTATGAGAAGTAAGGGAAGATTGCATCTTCTGCTGAGTACGAAATCTTTGGGCCACGCTCGTAAGCGATTGAACCGAATGAAGTCGTTGTTGTTTCTGTGATTCCTGGCCAGATATTTCCTTGACCGCCTGTGCCTGTACCGGTGTAACCAGTCAAACGCTTGATGCGGTGTGAAGTACCGACACCCTTTTTGCGAGGCAACTTGTTGCGAAGAGGTGTTGGGCGAGGTGTGAGCAACTTTGCAGGTGCTTCGAGGTCGAAGGCTGCGAAAGATGTTGACAATGGAGATGTGAGGCTGATGTCCTTAACGATGTCAGCGTTCATCTGGGTCTGAGCAGACAAAGCATTGTTCAATGCTGATACTGCATCAGGAGAAAGTGACTTGTTTGCGACAAGTGCTTGCATTTGTGCTACTGGGTCTGCTGCTGGAGCAAGACCGGGTGTTGTAGAAGCGTTAGCGAAAGACTTGTTGAGTTCTCCAATGAATTGCTCATGGAGTTCAGCAGCCTTAACTGGCTTCACATCACCGAAAAGGTCTGTGACCTTTGGGGCTTCAAGTGACATTGATTATTCCTTATCAGAGTTGTCTTGTGCAGACTTCTTCAAGATGAGCGATGCCATCTCTCGGAATCCTTCAGCAAGAACAGGGTCAGTTGTCCGAGCGGCTTTTGCCTGATACTCGGCGGCTTTGGCGATGATTGCATCGTCATTGTTTGTACCTTGTTGTACGGCAGTTCGCTTTGGCCCCTGCGCTGGCAGAGACTTAACGATAGCCAACTCTTGTTCAAGTGCTAATGACTTCTGCTCTGCTGCCTCTGTTGCAGACTTGAGCAGGTCAATCTCAGCCTTGACCGAATCCGTGGCGTTCTTGACAGCCTTTTCAATAATGATATTTAGCACATCATCACTAACAAGGGTTTTCTCCGTAGATTCAGATTCAACTGCATCTTCGGAAACTTCGGTTTCAGCAGCAACTTCGGCTACTGGTTCAACAACTTCTTCAGTTGTCTCGTCTGCATCGGCAGACTTCATTTCGGCGGTAGTAACATCATCGCTCCCGTGAGCATCGTCTGGGATGTGGCAACCGCACTCAAGGCACTTCTCAGAAGCAGACTTCTCTGCGGCGTGAGACTTGCACATCTTGGCATCGCAACCACCATCGGCAGCGCACTTCATGCAGCCATCGCACTTGCAACCCATGGTTGAATCTGGCTCTGGGTCTTTGTGGGCTGACAATTCAATATCGGACATAGGGGTTTCTCCTTCTTCGGCTTCACCCTGATACCAAGCAATGAGGTGTGTAACAACCTCAAGGAGTTGGTTGAGCGAGTTGGTTTCATCTGAGCCTTCTGCAAGTTCGTTGGTCTCAGAGATAATTAACTGAGCAACGGCGCGGCGAGCGGCATCGTATGCAGCGGCATCGAACTTTACGGTGTCGGATGTCAAAGACTTAGCCAATTCCGTAATTTGCTTGATTGTTTCCATCTTTGACCCTTTCTCGGTCTTGATATTCTTAAACACATCGCTAGGAAGAGGTGCAGAAAATTCGTGCAATTCCTCAACCTGAACAAGTGTGCTTTCGCCTTCGACTGACTTAGCCATAATCAACTTAGCGTTTGGATTGGCAGGTCGGTCAACAAGTGAAACTTCGATAATCTGACCGTCAACGATACGACCGCCGGCAGCCTTGTTGTCGCGGATAACGCGAGGTGCTTTGATTCCTATTGAGAATCCCTTAAGAACGCCTGTTTTGACTTTCTTAACGCTAACAGGGTCAACGACAAGAGCAGAAATATAGTGACCATCCGCTTTGGCTTCATATTCTTTTGCTACTCCTGCCGCGATAGATGAATGTTGTTCACGAATGTTGCCACCTGATTGAAACCATTGTGGCATGGCGGTCTTGAGCCATGATTCATCGCAAATCTGTTGGTCAAGGTCAATCGAATCATCGGTTGCCTTGCCATAAACGGTCATTGTGCCGTCTGGGTTTTCGTCTGCCTTGATAATCTGGGCGTAAGCGTTAGCGAAATCCATAGTTAGTTTCCAAACCAGAGAATTGATACTGCGGGAGTACCAGAAGCGGCTACTGCGTAGATTGAATCTCCACCATCTACCTGCAAAGAGACATTGGTTGACTTAGGGATGCGAAAACCCTGAGTTGTTCCAGTAGCAGTCACGGTCTTTGCGCCGATGAATACATCGTTGCTTGAGTCATTGTTGCTGATGTAAACATTGACCTTACCTGCTGACGATGGAACGGTTACTAGGGGCTTGGCAGTTGTTCCCGTGGTAACGGTGATGTGGTTTAGAGCCATTTATTTCTCCTTGGGCTTTTCTGTTTGAGTATCCTGCGCCGGTGGTGTGTAAAGAATTTTGATAGAAGATTTTTTGGTATAAACGAATCTGTCTAAATCATCGCTCATGGAAGCACCTTCACCCTCATTGTTTTGCCATCGTTGGATAGAACTTGAAACTTTGTTCCGCGTGGCAATAGCCATTCACTTTCGCTTTTAGCAACATCTTTTGCTTCTGCTTCAACATAAAACAAACCATCTACCATAATGCCGTCTGTTCCGGCTGGATTTACAATTTCTATTATCATGTTGTTTTGAGGAATAACTTCTACGCCATTCCAAACTCTTACATTGGCAAACTTGTAAGCGGTTTCTTTGTTCATTGATGTTGAAACAAAACCATCGTCTTGAAATACTTGTCCAACTTGCATATCTTTGTATTCGATATAAGCATCTTCACGAACGCCGCGATATGTCAATATATCTTCTGGTAGTGCTGGCGCTTTTGCCATTGCGCTATCTAAAAGTCTTACTATGGCTTCTGCGTTTTCTTTTTCATAAAAACTTAATTCATAATTAGAATCACGCAACATATTATTAACATTGATATAACCGCTGCCTTTATAGATGCGCAAAGCGCCTTTTTCTGCGCTAGTTATTCCATCCACGGTAGGTTTATTAAATCCTTCTTCTGTTTGGAACGCTTGAAGTTCTGCGCTTTTTGCCTCGCTGAGAGCATCGAGTTCAGCATACTGTTGTAATGCAGCAAGCGCATCTTCATAACTGTATGAAGAAACATCGGAATCGTCTGAGATATCTGCCTCATCTGGCGTTGCATCGTCAGTTAAATCTTCGCCGCCATCGTCAGTTTGGGCTTCTGCGATAACAGGAAGCAGACCACATCGGCAGTTAGGGTGAACAGGTGGTTCGATATCGCCACTAGGGAACTCTTCGCCGTAGGTTACGACTTCACCATCATTATCGGCGCACTCATCGTCAGGGTCGGCGGCTTCCCATTCAACTTGGTCAATGCCAGAATCTTGATAGCGAGAAACTGCGGCTTGTGTCATAGCGCGGTTTAACTCAGTACGAGCAATCACCATTGCCTTGCTTTCGCCACCGGCTACTTCTTCAAGGTTCGTTGCGATTGTGTCAACCGTAGAGCCATCGCGCAATCCGTTAGCGAGGATTGTGCCGACTTCATCTAACTTGGTTGCCCATAGTTGATTGGAAACAACACCTGCGTTCTCTAGCAATCCTGCAAGAGCGCCTTTAGGAGCGACCATCTGTGCAAGTGCTTCAGAACCCGGTGTCCAACTTGACCAATCATCAGCCTTCTTGATGAGCGAATCAACAAGTTGCTTGGCTGCCTTATCGCCTGTTACCCATCCGTCAGCATAGGTGCGGCGAATCGCTGCTTCCATAGGCTTTGAGTTGTAGCGAACATGAACGATTGCCCATGCGCGGGCGCGTACACGGTCTTGAACGGCGTTGTCTGTCACCTGTGGGTGAATAGACATGAAATCTTCTACAACCTTTTTCGCATCAATACCTGCGACAAAAGCAGCAGCAATCTTTACCGCGTTGTTACGGGCGATGCGCTCAGATGCTTTGTGTGCTGGCCATTTAAGAGACATAAGCAGAAACCAACGCCTTAGCGGTTTCTAGGTCGCCATCCATTAAGCACTTGTTCAGCGCTTCTGCAACGATGGGTTCTACTGTCTCAAAGTTAAATTCGCGGGTGCGTGTGCTTTTGGTAGCCCATGTGATAAATCGCTTGGCTTCCTTTTTGGCTTCTGCGGGAACTTCTTCGGCTGGCTTGACTTCAGGCTTACTTGCTTGTTCTGCGGCAGGTGCGGGAGTTTCAGCGGGTGTTGGTTCTGCCGAACCGCCAGCAGGAATGACTCCTTCAGGAGACAAGAAATATACAGATTGACCAGCAACAATCATCGGCATATCGGCTTCAGGAATGTCCAGCAATGACAATCCATCTTCGGCGCGGGCTTCGTTGATACTCTTCTTAGCGCCACGAACTTCAATGTCCGATGCTTTGCTTTGCTCTATGGTGTCACGATTATCGCTTGGCATGAATTTGAACTCTAGTTCGCGTGGCATACCGAGATAGGTGTGTGACAACTGAGTGAGCATCTTGCCAACCCAATTCGCAAGTGGGTACAAGCCAATATCTTGTGCGTTGAACGCTTGACCTTGTTCGTGTCCAGCGCCGCCCAAACCAGTCTTAGGAGTAAATCCGATTTCGCTTGGCAATACGCCAAAGTGACCGGTGATTGAGGTGACTAGATACTCGTCAAGAACATCTTTGAACTTCTCGCCGTAGCCATCGAACTGAATTGGTGTGATGCCAGCGGGAAGGATGCGACCGCGCTTGCGTTGTTCTGTCTGTCCAGACAAATCATCGTTAAAGATGTTTTCGTAGGCGCGAAGCAACTCGGGATTGTTACCGAAGTTAGCATCGGAGGTAAACATCAATTCAGGCAATACGCCATCGGTGTATTCAGAGCGCAACCATTGCTGACGGCGCAAGTAAATATCGGCAATCGGAAGTGCGCGCTCTACTGGCGAATAGCCATAGACGGTGAAGGTGCGGCGATTGCGAACGAGGTACGCAAGTTCATCAGCCGTAAACTCGCCATCTGCCTGAACATCGTCAGAGGTAGCGGTGAACTCAGAGCGTGGGAATCCGTAAAGAATCTGTTGATAAGCCGGTACTGGGGCCATTGGGCGCATACCGCGGTCATCAAGAAGTGGCTTAATTGTTGTCGAATCAAGAATCTGGAAACCGTACAAGTCTCCTGCAACTGACTTTTGACCCCAAATTGCTACGCCATCAATAACCAGCAAATCCTCAAGAAAAACATTGAGCCAATCTTGAAATACTAAACCGTTTTGCTTGTCTGGAACTTCCCAAAAGTCATGCAAGCGAGCAATCTCGGGTGCAAGTTCTTCACGCGCTTGTGACATGGCGCGAAGTTGATTGCCACCAAATTTCTTGCTTACTTTCTCGGCAGCGGCTTCTGAAATGGTGATATCCCATTCCAAACCAACCATTTTGCTCTTCAGAACTTCGATGCAACGGCGCAAGATATCAATTTGGTCAGCAGCAGCACGAAGAGTCTTGAAAGGTACAAGACGGGTTTCGGTGATGTTGATGTTTTGAGCGGTTTGATACTCATAACGGCGTGGGTCTGGGCGACCATCGCTGCGAAGTGGGTTGATAGGGCCGGGTGGAATTGGCAGACCCGGGCCGAATGGAATCATTGGCAAGATTTGGTCGCGTGGCAACGGCTCTGAATTACCCATCGCCATTGACGGTGGATTCCGCTTCATGTCAGCCTCAGTCATAACAACTGTGCCAGCGGGTAGGTTTGGTGCTTTTTCTATTTGCGCGGCTACTGCCTTTGCAAATCTATCAAGTAAGCCCATTGAAGTCCTATCCGTGTACGACTACGCGATATTGGTTCGATGTAGGTGCAGTTGAGAACAATAGCGTAATTGCTGAAGTTGAGGTGTGTTGAACATCGCACATAACTTCATCGTAAGGTGATGCTGCGTTATAGACCGCAACGGTGACATCTTGCGTACCGAGGTTGTGAGTGATTGTGTAAGATGTTGACGAACCATCGCCAAATGCGGTGGCGTACTTCTTAACAACAACAGTTCCATCAACGGCTACTGTGCCAGTTGAGACGGTGATACCTGTACCAGCGCCGACTGCCAAACCGCTTGAGGATGTTCCCAAACCTGAGTTGGTAGCCAAGAGAATAGATGCGCCACCTGAAGCAGTCTGCAATCCACCTGTTGAGGTTGGGTTAAAGGCGATAGAAGAACCGGTGATGGTGATGCCGTTACCAGCGGTGTATTCACCTGCCGCTGAGAACTGAGTCCATGTGGTTGTGCCAGTAGCAAGAATCCAGCCTTGTGAGCCGTTGACTGTTCCCTGCTCAACGAAAGTAAAGTCGCCTTGAGTTGGTGTCTGTTGGTCGGCGGCGCGTGTCCATGTGGTTGTCTGCGCTACATAGATACCGTTTTGCGATGGTGTGCTTTGGTTCTTGACCAAAACGCGCTGACCAGCGGTGATGGTAACGCCGTCAATGACTTGACCACCAACAAGAGTAATGCTTGCGGTTGTTGCGGCTACAACAGAACCTTTGACGTTCAGACCTTGTGCAACGCCGTCAACATAACCCTTGCTTGCTGCATCAGTTGAAGCAGTTGGTGTAGCGAGGTTTGTAATTTTCTGCGAGTTGAGCGATACCGATGCGACAGGAGCGCCAAAGGTATCAAGGGTGAATGATGATGGGCTAAATGCGTGGGTGTGGTCTGAGGCGCTCGCGGTTGATGCGCTACCGGCAGAACCCGTTGTGCCGTTGACTGCGTTAGGAGTCGTAGAGCCAAGTGAAGGTGTGCCGTGTGTGTGGTCAGAGTGAGCAACGGTTGAAGCAGTACCGTTAGATGAGCCTTGACCGAATGAAGTTTGTGCGGTGACTGAGCCAAAGCCTTCGCCAGCGTGAGTGTGGTCAGCGCGAGCGTAGTTGGTAGAAGTACCGTCAGAAGATGAAGCGGTGACAGAGTTAGCAGTTGTCTGACCTGAACCGAAGTTATCTACCTGCTGCCAAGTTGAGCCGTTGGAGTAATAGATGAGGTAGTTGTCGGTTGCGTAGTAGAAAGTTCCCGCTGAAACAGATGATGCGGTAGGGCGAGCAGACAATGTGCCAGAGGTGATGCCACCTGCTTGACCCCATGCCGTACCGTTGTAAACATAGAGCGCGTTAGAACTTGTGTTGTAGTAAATCTGACCAGTTACAGGAGAAGATGGCGCACTAGAGAGGTTCTGGATACGAGCGTTCTGCAACTCGTTCTGAACTAAGTTGATGGGTGTGAGAAATTTGCGGCTCATTGTTCTCCTAGATTATGTAAGCAGTACCGGTGAAGGCTGAAGTGAATGTAATGACCATCGTGTTGTTATCGGTGTACGAATAAGTGCCTTCGCATTGCGCGCCGCTGCTATCAAGCACGACTGCAGTTGGATGCCCACCGAGATTGTGAGTGATTGTCCATACGCTTGCTGGAGTGTTCTGCGTGTAAACATAGAACAGAGTTGTAGAAGCGCCTGATGGCCCTTGTGGGCCTTGTGGCCCTTGTGGGCCGGGTGAAGCAACGGTGACTGATTGAACGGTCTGTGTGACGGTAAGGGTTTGAACTACGGGGCTGACAACAATGTTGTCACTCATCGCGTAACCTGTGGGGTGACTTGAATTGTGCCATTAATCAAGCGAGTGACGATGCCACCTGCACTTGTGAGTTCAAGGTCATAAGCGTATGTGCCGTTGGTGATTGAGCCAGTCTGCGCGTTGGTCGCGTGAATAGCAATCGTGCCAGCCGTACCACCCAAAGTGATGCCGCTACCTGAAGTCAGGCTAAGAACGGTTGTCTTGGCAAGTGGCGATGTGCGAATCTGGAGAGCGGCAGAGTAACCGGTGAGGTTGATGGGATTGCCTGATGGGTCATTCCATGTCACCGTCAGATACCAGTCTGCACCTTGGTCAATGGTGGTGTTGAAGGTTGTAGCCATTGATTCTCCTAAAGAGTAGTGCCGCACTTAAAACAGATTGCTGCTGATTTGAGGTTAGGCATTGAACATGACGGGCAGAACTTGCCCATGCTTCCTAATGCCGTGAGAGTTGCCGAACCTTCTGTTAATTCTGTCAGCGCCCATACCATCGCATCCATGCGGTCAGGCGATTTCATGTTCGTACCGGCTTCCCACTCACACATTTCATCTTCTAATTCGGAGAAGTATCCGACCATGTGTAAGCGACCTTGCTCGCTAAGTGCGGCGATAGGTTCTGCGCGAACTGCTTTGCCGCGAGTAGCCGTAACCTTCTTGACGGGAACAATCGGGTTGACCTGTTGTAAAAGATGAACTACCAAATCGCCGCCGTTATTCGTTTCTGCGATGATGCGGTCTGCTTTATGTAGTTCAAAGGCGTTAACTGCTTTTCTTGCCCACGCATCAGGCGTGGATTTCATGGTGTAATCGGCAAGGATGTAATAGTGACCATCTACGGTCATACCGGCAACGACAATGCCTGTGTAGTCCGATTCATCGCCAGAGGTAACGGCAGGGTCAATACCTACAACGATACGCATAAGCGGAGGCGGTTCAGTTACTCGCGCTGCTTCTAGTTGAGCGCGATTCCATAGAGCGCCGGGATTGTCGTCAAGGATTGCGCCGTACAGTTCTTGCTGACCTAAGCGAGTGCCAGCGTAGCGATTCTGCATTTCCAACAAAGCCGTCTGCGACAGGTTCTCGGCGTTATCGAAAGTTGAGCCACGGGTAACAACTGTGGTGTCGCGCTTGACCAAATCTTTAATCAATTTAGTTGGGCGCGGTGTTGTCGTGATAACGGTCTGAGGATGCTCGCCAAGGCGTAAGCCGAACTGGAGTTGATTCCATGTATCTTCATATTGCCAAGCGGCTAGTTCGTCTGTCCATGCGTAGTTGAACTGCGGGCCACGAAGAGAATCAGGTGTATCAGCCGAGAAGGTCTGAATGATACTGCCGTTCTTGAGTGTGATGATTCCGTTGGATTTGTTCCAATCCTTCACGGCATCGTACTCACGAAGTACGCCCAATATGCCGGATACGCCTTCTACACATACTGAGCGCACATCGGAGAAAGTTCTAGCGACAATGGCGCAACGGATGCCATCATTTCTAACTGCTTTAGCGGCGAGCCATTCAGCGCCTAAACGAGTCTTGCCAAACCCACGACCTGCCATAACAAGCCATGAGTGCCAATCACCGTCAGGTGGTAGTTGGTTCGCTCTCGCTAGACCCTTGCTCGGGTGATGCCACTTGAGGTATCTCAATGCGGCTAGGTCGGGATTCAAGTTCGCTTGCGAGTCGGCTAATTGCTTCATCTACTGTCTCCCCATTACCAACTACGGCAGTACGACTCGTAGCGTTGCCTTCTAGGAGTTCGGTTTTGTCAATCAGGATGCCAAGAGTGATGGCGGCTTCGCGGGCTTTCAAATCCTCAACGATGCCGTCTAAATGGCGTAGAACCTTATTGCGTAAAGTCTTAAGTTCAGCGATAAATGTCTCGCGGGTTTCAGGAATGATTTCTTCTGTAGCGATGGCGATATCGCTTTTATTGTCTCCATTATTGGAGGATTCGTTCACCCACCTGTGTAAGGTTGCTTCACCAATGCCTAATTGCGTGGCAGTTTGTAAGATATTGCCGCCATTAGCCTCAAGCGTAACTAATGCTTCGGCGCGTTGTTCGGGTGTGTAAGCCATCCTTTTATCTTACAGGATTTGCAAGTGCATTGCGCGCATCTAGTAAATCGTCAACGCTGGATAGGTAAAACTCTCGCTGCTGATGAGTGAGGCGATTACCGTATCTGTCTTGTAACTTATCGCGAAGATGTGCAAGTGCTTCATCTATTTCGGCGATTGTGACTTCTTCTAGGGCTATTTGCATGGCTCTCTCGTTACACGCCACCCAATTATAGTTAATATAACTGAAAACAAAAGCAAATGCAAATTACTTACGAAGGATATGCACACGCGGTTTAGACTTTCGGCGTTTGTCGTAAGCCGCTTGTAACTTATCAATGTCGTAAGTGCCATCTAAGCACTCTATAACATCTTCCATAATCCAGTTGTAAATAGTTCGGTTGGTAACTTTGTAAAGAAGGCTGGCTTCAATCACGCTAATTCTGGGCATCAAGCATCTTTCCCAATAAACGCCATTGATGGGATTCCCATACTGTGCCGCATCTCCGGCATTTAATCTCTGAGGTGCGCTCTAGTTTTGTCGGGTCAATCTTTAACTTAGCCCCACACACTTCATCTTCTTTGTTAATGGTCGGGCATTTGCCAATGATGATTTCATCTGACTTCTTGCCGAGGATAAACATAATCTTGTTGTATGTGGAAATGATTACGGTGGCAAGGTCAACGGCAGATTCGTACTCGTTGTATGCCCATTCCTCACGGTTAGAGATGTATTCGCAAGTCATGGTGATTTTGTTAATCTCCTGCCCGCGGAAAGTAATGCGGGTTTCGTTGCGTATCTCGCGCATCATTTTTTCATGGCGCATCAAAGGAATACTGATGCCGCCTGAACGCATATTCAATGTCTCAATGCGAACGGGAAGCGGCGCGGTCTTACTACCAGATACTCGCTCGCCTTTCCTGCCGGTGCTTGGTACTAACTCTTTTTCAAGGTCGTAGTAGAAATCAGGAAACTTAACTAATTGCAACATGGCAAAGCGCCAGCATGAAGAACAGATGTCACGCTGGCTATCTTTGCGGCAGTTGCTACATTTCATTTCTTGCGACTTGCCCGCTTCTCTGCGTAAGCGCGAACATCGTCAGCGTTGTAATAGACGAACTTGCCTTTTTTCTCAACCCACTTCAACTGCCCACGATTCTGAATCTGATGCAGGTTGTTGTGAGTGATGCCAAGCAGTTCGCATACTTGAATAGATGTCATTAGTTCCATCCCGCACCCCATTCAGGTTCATCAGACTTTGGCTTTGAAAACTGTGACTTATTAACAGACTTTAAGACAATCGTAATGTCGTCAGCCTTAATCTCAAGACCTTGCTTCTGTGAGCCATCCTTGGCTTGATATGAACTTACCTTAAGCGTTCCCACAACCTTTACGCGCTCGCCCTTGCGAACCGCATCGGTAACGAGTTCTGCTTGCTTGCCAAGAATAGAGATGCGAAACCAAACAGTTTCGCCGTCAACCCAATCCTGACCTTTTTTCTCGCGTGGTGTGTAAGCAAGCGAGAATGATGCAACCCCAAATGAACCGTTCTTGCCATCAAAGAATTTAATCTCTGGGTCAGTACCAACATTTCCTACAACTTCAATGCGCGCCATCCTGCTATTCCAATCGTTCGTAGTTACCTTCGTTATCTAATCTTACTATCTCTACGCCGTGCAGGTGCAGAGGATAGTCGGCGGGATTAGCCCATGACGGACACATCCAACCTTTCACCGTAGCCTTTTCAGGATTGAGGTGAATACTATTTGTGCCGAGATTGTGGCACTTGTGATGAACGGCAATCAAGTTGCTCACTTCATCTTTGCCGCCGCGGGATTTGAGTTTGCGATGGTGTAGGGCAAAGTCGTCACCGGGCAATCCACACGCCTCGCAATATCCTTTAGCGCGAGCCAATACCGTCTCAGCGATTTTCTTATCCACGCTTTTGCTCAACAATGAGAAATGGGGGAGCGGTGTATGGGTCTTTGTCGGCAGCAATCGTGAGAGCCTTCTTAATACTCGCACCTTGCTTAAGCGCCCCAATAGCAAGGCTACTGCCACTACCAATCCCATAGATGCCGTCAGAATCAAGACAAATAGCGAAATCATCAGCAATATCAAAAACTTCACCATTAATTGCAACCAAGAAAGCAAATCGCGTTTCTTCATCTTTATCATCTTCCAACTTGAGGTCATTATCTTTGAAGCATTGCTTAAGTGCCGGAATAAATTTAGAAATCATAAAATGGTACAAATCTTTTTTGTCGGCTTCGGTCGGCTTTGGTGGATTAAATATGTGTTGAGCCACATCGCAAAAACTAGACAAGCCAGCACCGGCAATTAGGTATTGACCGCGTTCGGTTATTTTGACCATCTTAGGATGCGTGTATTTGCGGGTTGCCGTAACCAACGAATCTGCCCCGATAACCACTTTGTCGGCATACTGTCGGGCAACAATCGTGGTCATGGGGATACCTTACACCATGTGCGTAACTTATTAGCAAATATATGTTTTAGACTATATTTTGTGGCTACATTGTGGCTACATTGTGGCTACAAAGCACAAAGCCCCACACCCTTGAGAAATGTGGGGCTAAGGCAGACGACCGCGAGCGCAATCAACTGGAGGTAATCATGCGCTCAAGCAGTCGTATCTTCACGGGTAGGGAACGGCCTTCCCGTGAAATCTAGTGACTCGCGCCCGTAAGCGCGGTCTGGATTGTCATTCTCAATACCAGTAATGGCGATTCCAGAAGCGAAGTGCGTTGCAGGGGTTTCCATATCGGTCGGAAATATACCGCAATCCAACATTAACCTGAGTGCTAACGCTTGCTTTTGGAGACAGTCCAATTCGCTGAGGTATGCCCCCGGCATGATAGGAAACCGTCAACCCATCCACCACTAGTTTAACGGGAGTTATGTTGTAGGCGTTTGGTCGCCAATTACTCTCGTTAGTCCAGACGGTGACTAGGCATCTCCATTGATAAGTGGAGTTCCATCCGTATTTATGAAGTTGTGATTGTGCATAGGCTTTCGCCGCTGCCGGTGTGCGCTCAATAGCATCCGTAAATGCTTTAGGGCTTTGCGCTACCGATGGGCTTGCAAACCCGATTCCTACCGCAAGAACGGCGACTACAAGGAAACGAGTCTTGAACTTCAGCGCGAACCAATCGCCGCCTGTTCCATAGCGCTCATCGTGTGCCTCCGTTGTTAAGTGCGTTCATTTCTGAACCTCCTTAGTCGGTTGTGGTGTAATTGTAGAGCAAGCCGAACATGAGCGGTCAAATACAACCCATTCTCCGCATCCCTTACACCGACCAATGTTCCAGTCGGCTTTAGGTTTGGGTCTGTATAACACCTTGATTTCATTAGGGCTAGATAAAATAAAACGCTCTTCAGACATCTTACAAAATTTCGATTGAAATAAGGCGTTGTGAAACTGTGCAAATGTCTTTCTTGAAATTTGAACGCATATTTGCAGAAGAACGAATCTTCCAGATAATTCCACCAACTTGCTTAACATAACCTTCATAAGTTTCAACAATGTCTGAAACACCACCGGTTTTTTGGTCTTGGCGATACATTGTCACCTTTGCCAAATAAAAACTTTCTGTGTCAATCATGTGTTGTTCGACTGGACGAATCTTGTTTATTGTTGCGTTCATGTTATGCACCAACCTTTACGACTTTATAATCTGAATCATTGAGTTTAGTAAGAGTTAAACCAAGTGATGCAAGTGCCTCATCAAACTTTGCAATGTTTTGCGCAATTACAATTTGGTCGTTAAATCCAAAACCTTCGACATAAATATCGCTTCCAAGTTGTGAAATTGCAACACCGTTTGTCATTGAAGAAATTTGACGGCGCGTACGGTCAACATAACCGATTTCATTTTTCTTAACCAACGCGCGAAGTTTTGCGGTTGTTACGATTGGGTGGTTCTTGTGCATTTTCTTCTCCAGTTCTTTGAAGTGCCGTTCACTTCAATAAGACAAATGTAGCCGCAATAGGTTACAGAATCAAGCCAAAACGCCATTTTTCTTTGTGAGTTGCGTCACACGGTATTTTGGACATTTAGGGGTTATTTGTCTAATGCCCCGTGTGCGGCGTAGCCCTGTATGTCCAGCCAAGAATCTTCGTAGTCGGGATTGACCGAAATGCGTTGAAGTTTTAAGGCAATCATCATCTGAGCCACTTGATAGGGCGCTAAGGAGTAAGGAAGGTCAAGAATGACACCCCACATAATCCCTATCTTGCGAAAGTTCTCGGTTGGGTCGCCGTACTGTTCTTGGCGTTCGGCAAGGATGTCGTTTAGTTCCATTAGCGTTGCCAGCCAATATAGAAAATCAAAAAGTCAATATCCACGCCGTACTTGTCAATACTGATACCTAGACCGAACCTTTTGCTATATCCACAATGTATCCAGCCTTTACGCAAAGGAATGTCTTTGTGCATTATCCCAACTCCTTCTCAATGGCTTGAATAGTGGGGCAAGGATATTTAATGTAAACATAAGAATCATCGGTACATTCTTCGCAATAAATATATTCATAATCTGATTTAACTGGCTTGTGTAATTCCACTACTGCACGAAGCGCATTAAAAAAGGGTCTGCGAGTTTTATCCCCAAGCGATGAACTGTATTCATTTATTTTTTCTAGCAATTCTTCATGTGTCATTATTTGACCCATTTCTTTTTGGCGGCAAAGTATCCGTAGATTCCAAACGCGATACCTACGGTGTCAATAAATGCAACCCATAACAAGGCAAGTTTCACAATCATCGTTGAGGTGTCCAGTTCACTCGGTAACTTTTTGCAAAGACGGTTAACTCAAAAATGCGATTGTTCGCGTAATAACTTGGCATGAGGCGCAATTTTAAGTATGGCTTGCGGCGTTTGTACCGGGGAAAGATTGAAAGGTGAACTTCTCGCCCAAAAATTCTTTTACAAAATGTTTTCATTTTGACCCTCCCCATCCTCCACCGCGGAATATCGCCGGTGTTGCCTGAATAACCTTTGACATAGGTTTTTCGCACTTTACGCAATCAGGAATCGAATCATCATAAAAACTCTGATGCAGTTCCATAAACGCCTTACATTCCTTGCATCGGTACTGATATGTAGGCATTAGAGTTCACCCCCACAATGCTTGCAAGTCTTGGTCTTGCGCTGAGAAATTTCACGCGATGATATGAAATTGGGATGAACATAAATGGCGCACTTGTTACGCGTTGCCTTGAGTCGGACAATGTAATTCTCACGATTCAAAACAGAGAGAAGCCCCGATACCGTTCCATGATGCCAGCCAGTCAGGTCGCCTAGTTCTTTCCATGTCAAACCTGCTTCACCGGCTTCGGCAAGAAGAAACATTGCCTTGCGTTGACGGCTGCGAGTCGTGCCATTCTTGTCAGCCGTAATAGCGCGTTGTTTGCTTGTCTCAGTTCCCGACCAGCCCGAAGTGCCGGCATAAGGAAGTAATGGCAACTCTTCGTTCATTTCTTTTCCCCCAATGCAATCTGAGCGCATAAATCTTGTACCGTCAAAGCGGTCTTATCAATACCGTTCTTGACAATTTGCGCACGATTGGTTGTTAAATCTAAGGCGCAAATCTGCTCGTAAATGTGTAAGCGGATTGTTGCCTCAATCGCCTTAATCATGTCCACCTGATTGCCTTCTGGAGTCTCAAGGCGAACCTGATTGTCTTTGATGTACCAATGGTTTTCTTTGCAAACGATTTTCATTTGGTCAGCCTTTCCTCAATGTCAAACACGATGGATAGAAATACAATGGTAATAACCGGCAAGCCTACTAGCAATAGAACCTCAATCATTTGCCCAAACCTCCGACTTGTAATTGGTCAGGATTACATATTCAAGGGTTGCGCTATCAAATACGGTCTGTGACTCATATCCGCGAGCCGACAGGAATTGCTGACAGACAAGGATGTTGAGCCAATTAGGTTCGCACCAATACGCCATCTTCCAAGTAAAAAGTGGCTCGCTATCAAAACGATTAACCTGCTTTGCCCAATCCTTGCCCCATCGCATTGAACTGTTATGAAGGCGGTCAAAGTCTGAATCGGTAATCGTGACGGTAAAAGTTGCTGATGCCATTATGCACCTACCTTTACAACTGCAACATTTGGTGCAAACTTTTTTGCACATTCAGAACCTACTGGAAAATAACCCATGTAACCGCCATCTTGAATTGCTTGTGTTCCATTTTGCTCGCGCAATTCTCCACCGTTAATCACTTCAAAATAAATTGGGTTTGCACCAAGTTTGCGACCACATACAAAACAAAATTCAATTTCAACCGAATCAACTGCTTTTGGATGAAACGGTGCTGCATCTCCTGCATTGAATTTAATCATGTTATGCAACCTCAACTGTAATCGCGCGGGTTGTATAACCGCTTTTTTCTTTTGCAATAAAGCCCTCGGCGTTTAGCAATTCAATAAACTTGGCTTGCAATTCGTTAATGCGGTTGGTGTCTTTGTAACCGTAAAAACGCACCACAATTTCGCCAAAACGATTAGTTACGCGAACACCTGATGCAATGTCGGCATAGCGTGACCGAGTTTCATCTATCAAAGAAATGCCGTTGCGCTTTGCAATACCTTGAATTTTTTGAGTTGTTACTGTTGTCATGTTATGCACCTACCTTTGATGCGTTGTATTTTGCCAATGTTGCATCAGCGCGTTCCATAACTGACATCCAACGCTCTATTGGATTTTCTACATTTGCATCATGCAACTTGCCAAGGTAGATGCGAAGGTCGCTCAATGTGTAGAAAGGGTTGTCGTTCATAACGCCATCAAGGTTTGCAAAGTACCAGTTGACTGAACCATACATATCTGGGTCAACATCTTTTGTAATCTTGGTGATTACATGACCGCAACATGAAACATAACCAACTTCGGTGCGCTTGATTTGAAACTTGTGTGACATTTTCTTCTCCAGTTCTAGAACCGCCGTCCGGTTCAATAAGTAAAAGATATACCCGATAGGTTACGGACTCAACCATTTCAAGGGTTTTTTTCAAAGTTTTTTTGTGAGTTAGGTCACACAATCCCACGCATCGGAAATCTCAATATCCACGCCCGGAATGTCCGAATAGACTTTTTTAGCCTTTATGTCTATCACCTGAGAATCGTCAAGGTAAGCACACGCCGTAAGCGAATCCAGCACCCCGCGAACGAGTTTGTCCAAATCCGGTGCGACCGTAGGAAAATCGCGTTTGACCGTCTTAGGCTTTTTGAGCCGAAAGGTCATGGCAATCGCAATCGGGTCAGGGATTGGCTCGCATCCTGCTTGTTTAGCCGCCAGAGCAATCAGCGCCCGCCATGTGGCAAGTTCTGTTGCCCGCGAATGAATCATGCGCCCATTGCCAATGTGCTTCATTGACCCTTGCGGAATCGGAGTGCCTTCCACCCCGAATCGAATCATAATTCGATGGTGACTTTTTCTCCTGTTGCCACAAAGTGGCACTTCGGATTGCCCGATGAATCGCGGAGGCGAAAATCGCGCCCGGTGCTTTCATCCTCAATCGAAGTCACTCCATAGCGGGTCGCGCCGAGAACCAGCACATCCCCAACTTCTACCTGCTCTACTGCTACCAAATGAATCAGTTTCATAGTGGTATCCCCCTTTCGGAATTAAAGTGTGACAGATTACTTACATCGGGGCAAATCAGACATTAACTTATTTTGTAAGGTTCGCCGCAATTATGGCATTTAATGTCAGCCGCCCTTTGCCCGTATCTAATTGGGCCGACCCATAATTCCAAATTTTCGGGTCGGTTATCGTCTCGTATTCCGTTAATGTGATGAACCGATTCTCCTTTTACCAAAGGTCGTTTTAACATTTCCTGCATCACGATTCGATGTTCTGGATACCATTGAGTGCCAATCAAAATTTGTGCATATTTTGATTCTTTGTTGTAACGCCGAGTAGGGGATGTAAAAACATACTTTTTGCTTTTTTCAATCCTTAAATCGGTACTTTTTTTAGATGATTCTGATGCAATTAAAAGCAAGCACTCATCGCAATATTTTTTCCTTGATGTGGGCTTTGGAAGTTCTATTTGCTTTGAACACCTAGCGCATAATCTATTCATGGCTTACAGACCCTTTTCTATCGTTGATAAAGGGTCATTCTATACCCGCTTCAAGATATGTTGCAAATTAGCCAAAATTTCTGATGGCATTTGAGTTGCCTGTGGGTTACGAAACTCATCAGGGTCATATTGGGGTGGCACTTGTGCCGGTGGCAAAGTTCGCGTGACCGTGGTTGTCGTTCTAGGTGGTAGTGGTTCATCGCTCCACCTGCCTTGATTGAGCCATGTAGCAGGATGCGCCGTGAATTGCGGCTGGCGATTAGGGTCTGCTGCGTAACGGCGAGCGCCTTCAAGAATCTCTGCAAGCGTGGCATTAGACAAAGCGCGTTGGAATACCTTACGGGCTTCCTGCTTTCCAGCCTTTCTTGGATAAATTTCCCAAAACTCGTCAAAGCCTTCTTTTATATTGTCTTTATCTTCCTCTTTATCTTTATCTTTATGGTTGAACGAACGTTCAACAGACGTTGAACGAACGTTGAACGACCGTTGACCAGCCTTCGAAGCCTTCTCGGATTTCTCCCGAACCTTCTCAAGGTCGTTGTCAATGCGAGTATGCGACCAAGTATCGCCGTCAATCCAAAAGAACTCGGCAAGAATGTCTTTGTTCGCTTCCCATTCTTCGCCGGTCATGCGAGCGACATATTGCAATCGCTCGTTGGTGTTGTCCAGCGGCTTTCCCTTTTGCCAATAATTCATCAAAAGCAAAAGATATGCGCCGTGTTGTTGCGCCGTAAGGTGTGCGGTGTCGGCAAGATAGTCGCTGACATACAGTTGCATATATGGCAGCGAACTCATAGCGCCCACACCGCCAAACAAAGAATCGCAACTACAATGCAAATTGCATAAGGTAAAAAGCGTTCGTCAATCATTTTGTTTCTGCCCCCATACCAATTCTGTCAACTGCAATATCAGCATATTCAGGATTTAATTCTGTTCCAATAAAATCCCGACCATTTTTTAATGAAACAACGGCTACTGTTCCCGAACCTGTAAATGGGTCAAGAACCAAATCGCCATGCCGCGAGCCAGCCAAAATACATGGTTCAACTAACGCTTCTGGCATAACGGCAAAATGCGCACCCTTAAAAGGTTTGGTAGGTATGTTCCACACATCGCGTTTATTGCGCATATCGTAATTATTAGTTTTCAAACCACCACTTCTAGAACGACCGGGTGTGTTATTTAATTTAGAAGAATCTCGGTCGCGGTTTGTATTATCTTTTGTAACCGTTGGTTCTTTGATTGCTTCATTGTCAAAATAATACTTATTTGATTTTGAAAGCAAAAAAAGATATTCATGCGATTTTGTGCATCGGTCAGTTACAGATTCAGGCATTGGATTTGGTTTAGCCCAAATAATGTCTTGGCGCAAATACCAACCATCTGCTTGCAAAGCAAAAGCCAAGCGCCAAGGAATACCCACCAAATCTTTTGGCTTTAATCCATCTGGAACTATGGCGCTATGTTTCTTTTCCATATTCCGTTCATCATTTTTTTTGCCAAGATTGCCCGCCGGCCTTTTACCGCTGCCAGAGTAAGAATCGCCAATGTTTAGCCAAAGCGTTCCATCATCTGCTAATACGCGCCAAACCTCACGAAAAACTTGCACCATAGAATCAACATATTCTTGTGGTGTTTCTTCCAATCCAATTTGGTCGCCTTGACCGTAATCCCGCAAACCCCAATACGGAGGTGAAGTTACGCAAGTTTGCACACTTCCATCAGGAATCTCCGACAAACGAGTTCGCACATCTCCTACAAGAATTTCTGCCTTCATAATTCCTCCAGTTATTTAATCTTGGCTAAAAAATCTATGGCATTTGCCCATAAGGAATCAATCCACGCAACGAAGTCAGACTTCTCTGATGAGTTGACCCAAACATTTTTTTCCTCGTTCATCAACCAAATAAGTTCGGTTTTGATTTCGTTCTCAATGTTTGCCTCGTATTCACGGGCGCGCTGAACTAAATCGTGACACTCGCATTTGGTGATGTCTGCTTCTAGGCATCGGTCATTGTGGCGATGGATGAAAGCCATTATCGCCTCCTGCATAATCGTTTTCACATTAAATCCCTCTCCACATTTGATGCCTCAACTATTTCCTCAAAAGGTACTCCGAACTCTTCCAAATCTTTGAAAAGTGGCGACAAAATGCGCGAGTCGTAATTACCCTTCACGATGTCGTGGCGCTCCAAACTTGCAACGCCGCCCCACATTCCATAACGCTCAAAAGCAAAACCGACTTCTAAGCATTGCTGGCGAATCGGGCAACGAAAACAAATCTTACGAATCTGCTTGTGCGCCATCGCTTTGTTCTTGAGCAAATCTTCTTCCATAAAAAAGAAGTCGGTATTCAATCCCCGGCAATTAGCCTTCGACCAATCAACCGCGCTTCTGTCAACAACTTTCTTTTCTACTTTCCCTGACATCCTGCAACCCCCGTTTGGTCATAATATGAACAGTATTCACGGCAGAAGAACGCCGCACTTCTTTCCGGCGCGGGTGGGGTGTCCATCGCCTTCACATCGGCAACCCATTGACGGGCTTCCTCAACAAGTTTTGGGTCGTACTCGCCTTCCCAAACACGAATGTCTGACATCTTTCCATCACGCGGAATGAATACCAGTCCAACCTTCTTAACTGGATATTTCTGCGCAATCATGCTCGCGTAAATGTTCACTTGCATTTTCTGTTGTTTGGTAGGCAAACCACCTTTTTGCATCTTTGCAAGTGTGACAGTTTTCCAGTCATAAACGGCTTCGGCTTTGCGTGAATAAAAATCGGCGTGACCTTTGAAGAACTCATCGCTAAGCGATTCCTCAAGAATGAAATCATCGCCAAAGACATCGTGCGCGGCTAGGGCTTCGGCAATAACCGTGTGCATTGCCGTTCCCATAATTGCTGCCAGCGATTCAGTATCGTGATTGGTTTTGGGAGTTTGGTTGAGGATATGCCACGCCTGAGTGCGACAACCCCCAACCGAACTCGCTCCCAACTCAATCTGAACTGAGCGTTCGCGTTGACTGTCGGCTTCCCTCAAAGCCGTAGTCAATGTTTTAACGATGTCCATTATGCCAACTCCTTCTCAATGGCTTGGATAGTTGGGCAAGGATAAGCCGCTGGAACAACATCACCATCATCAAAATCAGCACAAGCAATACAGCAGAGATGAAGATTATTGGAATTCCAACCGAATGGCTTATGCAATTCCACTACCGCGCGAAGGGCTTTGAAAAAATATTGCTCTGATTCGTCCATTGTCAAATCAGCGCTATGGTCAATATGATTTAATTTTGCCAGTAACTCGTCGTGTGTCATTACTCACCAAAGTTTTCTACTGCGTGTTGAATAAAGTAACGAATCATTTGCGCTGGCTTCATGTCCAGCGATGCGCATATATCATTGAACTTCACCTTTTCGGCTTCAGAGATGCGAGTCTCAATCTTTGCTTGCTTGTCGGTTGCGTATGGCGATTTCCAACTCATCACAAGTCCAATGTGGCTTTGATTGAAGATGAGATAGAACGAGTGATGTCCACCTGCGTTTTGATGCGGGCAACATTTCCCCGGTGCGCCTTGACCGTAGCCTCAGCAAAAGCGACTGCCTCATGCTTCTCGGCGTTGTCAATAAGCGCTTGGTCGTCACGCATTACCACCGTCATTTTCATATCAGGATGAGAGTTGCGCATACGCGATTTAGCCATGGCGATTTCGTACACGGCTTTCAATGTTGAGTATTGAGTCTCGGCTTCTACCAAGGCGTTATGTGCCTCATCCATTTCAAGGCTAAGGTCATACAAGCGCTTTTCAACTTGTTGTGGTGTCAGGCTCATAAATAATACTTCCCATACAAATAAGCCGCTGCGCAAACAACGACAAGCCAGAAAGCCCATGAACCGAATGAACGGAAGATGGAACGGTCGTTAGTACCGGTGGGGTGCATCATGCTCACTTGGTCGCCTCCAATTCCTTCTTGCGGGCAGAGATAACCTTGTTCAATGTTGTTCCATCAACAGTAATCTGAAGCAATCCTGCATCTTGTGCGCCGGTGTAGAACAACTTAAGTTCACCAACAGAAGTAATCTCTGGCACTTGACTGATTGCTTCGATTGCTAGATTGATTTGCTCTTCGGTAAATGTAGGTGCAGATGCAGTTACGCGAGCATCCTTTTCCATGTCCTGACGAGTAGGGCGCTCTGGCTTCTTCGTAACTGGATTAGTTCCCATAAATCCAATCAGGCTGAGTGCGCGACCCGTTGCGCTCGTACACGCATTTTCCAAGGCGCTCGCACGATTGACATTTGATGAACCAACCATCTCTTCTGCAAAATCCTGACCCTTTAATACATCGCCAAAAAAGACTTGTGCGCGAACAATGTATTGAATTGGCTTGCCATCTTCATTGCGTTCTACATGAACCAAATCATTAACGATTCGCAAATCTGGATGTGTGTCCAATGCGCGTTGCAAGCGTTCTGCAACAGTTTCGTAATTATCTAAATTAAAACCCATCACCGTTCCTTTGTTTATCTGCCCCGTTTGGCATTGGGTTTAGAGTAAAGGTTACGGTTATCGAAAGTCAAGGATTTGTAAGATATATTTTTCGTGTCATAATGGCGACATGATTAGCGTGAGAATCCGAGCCTATGAACTGGAAGTTGAAGTTCAATCGTCTGAGTCGCATCCAGACGCATTAACTGATGCCGCCAATCGCGCAACCACGGCTTTTGTTATGGCAATCAATACGATGAAAGCAAGCGAGATTGAGTTATACGATGCTGACCGTTTGCCGGATAACGAGGAATTAGAGTAACATTCGCATCCCCCCGCAATGACAAATAACCCCTAGGCAATCCTGCACCTAGGGGTTTTTGTTTTTAATTACTTACTTAGCGCTTTGACTGTTGCTTTGGCTGATGATTGCAACCCGCGAAGTTCGGGGTAATCCACGCCATCTGCGTAATACTCTGCATCGTTTAACAATTCGCTAATTTGCGATTCGTCTAAATCAGCAACCACATAGTTGCCAACTTCTTTAATGACCGCGTTAAAAAGAGATTGATATTCATTGCTTCTATCCATGTGGTCTTTGTAAAACCTTGATGGAACTTTGACCTGCATTTCGATTCCTCCAGAATCTATAACCGCCGTTCGGGGTTATGTCTTAATTATACTCTGACCCAAACCCAAGTCAAGGATATTCAGCCAAATCTTAAAAAATTTTTGTGATTTAGCCCACATCCTGACGGATATGTTCGAACAGATGTTCTAATCCAGCCAGACCTGATACTGAGCGGTCACGCGCCCCTTGATGGGGTCAACAAAGTGGAGTCGCTGGCTAGGCATCCCTGAAGCAGCCATGGAGTCACGGGCATAACGGTTGTCGGATTCGGTTGAACCTGTCCAGTAAAGGTTAAAGTTCTTTTGAATCGGCTCTTGAGCGTGACGGTGGTAATGCCCGAGATATATGTCGTGGAAATCGTAATCGTGCGCTCCTGCTTTCCAGCGATTAGCACCGGCAATCCATGCGGCAGGTGAGGCGAATCCTGAACGACCAAGTTCGTCTCCGTGCATGAGTAAAGCGCGATAGTTTCCAACTGCCACCTCTTGAATATCTTCCGGACAATCTTCCCATGTAAGTCTCTTTTCTCCTGCAAGGATTTGGCGAGACATCTCGTACACCATGCGGTCAACATTGTCGCTCTTGGGAACTTCGGCGCGCTTGCCACCGATACGACCATGATTGCCCCATTCGGCAACGACAGTAACCTTTTCAAAGTTAGCAAGCATGACCCGAACAAAGTCCACACATAAACGAGAGACTTGCGTGAACTGTCCAAAGAGTGATGAGTCAATCTGCCAGAGTTGTGCGGGATAGTTAAATAGACCTTCAACCATATCCCCACCAAACATCACTACACATTCACGGACAGGATGATGCACCCGTTGTAGTTCTGTCAGATGAACGATTTTGTCGGCGAATTGCAAGACACGTTTGCGCATAATCTCCGAGTTGTATGAAGTTGTCACCTTTGCGCCTTGCCAATCCGTAGAGTGAACAAGTGCCACTTCAGGATTTGCCTTACGAATATCTTTCTTTGGTGCGGCTACCGGCGGTACTTTGCCCAATGCCAGCATCGCTTCATACGCTCCACGCAAAGTGGCAACAACTAATTCATCATTACGAATCTTGGCTTTGGCTAATTGCTTTTGTGTGTTATTCAGCGCCTTGCGAAGTTCGACAATCTCCGGGTCAACTTCCTTTTGCGCTGCTGCTAAATCATCGGCAAGACTCATTGAAAGCACCTGCATTGTTTGCGGCGGTGTTTGTATAACGCGGCTTTAGCAACCGTGTAATCGTTCTTTTGTAACATATCGTAAATGCGAATTGTGCCGACCTTTTGATTGTCCAAGATAGCGTTGAACGCATCGCGCTCTTTGTCGCTAATCTGTTTGAGAAATTCGCCTACGCTACAAGGAAAGCCTGTGACAACGGGTGTTGCCGCAAGTTCCTCAATAGCAGAAATAAGCCCCTGCTCGCTCATATAGCCTCGCCTCCCTAGAGTTAGGGTAGAGACTACACGATAGAACAGGGGCTTGATGTATTAACTTCGGCGTGTCTAGTGAATGATTCCGCTATTGATTTGTATAACCCTTTTTACATCTGTGCCTTCTGGCTTGTATGTGTCTGGCAGAACGGCGTGTTCGGGAACGCCAGAGTTATTATCTTCAAGGTTCGACAGGTACGGCGTTTGTATATGCGACTCAGGGGCAATGTTCGGATTTGCCATGGTGTCGTGAGATACTAGCCCACCGGTAATGAAGCCTATGAGAATATAGGTCAGATGCGCCGCATCATGTTGAAAGCCAGTTGCCGCCCATGTGCTAAAGGCGCTAGTGAAAGCAATCAATAACTGCTTGGCATCTAGTATATGAAATTTCATAGCGAGCCTTTAAGTTGGTCATAGATTATCTGTGGCAGATTACCCGTAACTTTGATGCCTTCCTTGCCTTCATATTTCACTAAAGCCTGTTGCGTTTGCGTGTTCATTGTTCCCGTAACATATTGAGTGGGAAGCAATCCAGCCTTAAACAAAGCCTTTTCAACGGTCATAACGGCATCATTCTTTTGTCCGATATTAAAAGCCGTTGCGTTAGTGGGAAATGGAGGCGCGATAAATACTGTGGGGGAAGGTGTGGGTACGGGTGTTGATGTAGCGGGTGCAGAACCGCCGTGTAAAGCCGCCGTAGCCCCTACAACCGCCGTTCCCGTACCCGCTACCGCTGCCGTTGCCTTCTTGCTTGCCATGCCTTTAGAAACGGGTTTAAGCGGTATTGGATAGCGTGGGCGCACGATGGCGGCAAGATAGAAGTAAGGTCGGTGAACTCGGAAGCATCCGCTTTCGTGAATTGAATCATTGGGATTGCCGGTGTTAAATCCGATGGTTGTCAATCCGTCAGGCGATGCGTTTTCAATAATTTCTACATGGTCAACAACGCCGTCAGAGTTCCAATCCCAAAAGGCTAAGTCGCCGGGCTGACCTTGATATTTGTTGACGACTAATCCTTGGCGTTGAAACCATGGAAGCGCGGCAGGATTGTAAGAAAATCCTTTAGGAGTTTGCGCGGCGATTAAACTTGATAGCCCGACTTGAGCAAAGCACCATGAGACACCCATTGCGCAATACGGCGCGTTCTTAATTCCGTACCAAATGCCGTAAGGGTTTTCATCTTGCGCGCCGGCATGAAAGCCAATCTGACTTCTGGCGACATTGAGAACATCTTGTGCGGTTGCCATATTTGCCTCTCAATAGAAAAAACCCCTAACCCGAAGGCTAGGGGCTAATTCGGGTGAATTACTTTGTTACTTCTGCCTAAACCAACTTGTTTGCATCTGCAATAGCAGCGGTAACGATTGGAGCAGTAAGAGTTGCGGGCGCGCCTGTCGCTGCATCAATCTGATTGACAAGTGACTTAGGGTTTACGCGAGCAAGGATTGGTGCAACAAGACCTGCTACGAGTGCCTTAACTGCAAGAACCTTGAGTGCATCGTGCGGTGCGAGTTGATGAGCAGCAAGACCAGCAGCCAAGATGCCATAGACATAATGCTCGGCAAGTGCCTTTTCCTTAGCGGTGACATGATAACTAAACTTCGCCATTATTATCTCCTGAGATGTGTTCGGCGGCTGGCAAAGAACCAACCTTCCTGAATCTTAGCGCATCCCAAAGCGGGGCAGGAATGTCGTGAATACCAAAGCGGGTGCGGTGGTGGGCAACGCAAAGAACCTCCAGATTGCCCGGCGATTCAATCCACTCCTGAAAGTCCTCGTCATTGGCAAAGTGCAAGCCAAACGCCTGTTCAATTTTAGAAGGGTCTGTGCTTTCTATCTGAGAAAACTCAATGTTTGAGTGGTGAAGTTCAGGCTCTCCTGAGCAAAGGTCGTCAGCCACAATGCACTTCCATAACCCTTGGCGCTTGATGCGCTCTTTGGCTTGGTTGAAAAGATGGTAGTGCGGGTCTGATTCCCGTGGTGAATGTTCGGGAACATTGGTGATGAGATGAAGGCTGAGTTTTTGGGAATGTGCTTCAGTCATTTTTATCTTCAAGCAAATCTTGTAAGTGTTCGATTTCTTGCTTTTCCAACTTGAGGATGTGGCGAATAATCATGGCATCGCGCTTAGTCTGCCCAATCATGGCAATACCGATAATCAATTCAACAGTTACGGCAAGCCATGAAGCAAGGTTCATCCACTTGACATAAGACGAATCATCGCCAAACCAATGCGGGCGAATCCACCAAACAACGGTGATAACAGTCCAGCCAATGACAAAGAACCAGTTACGGATAATTCCTTGAATTTTCCAACTAATTAACTCGGAGAAGGTAAGAACATCGCCAGTAGATTCGTGGATGTATTTTTTCTTAAACATTATTCTCCATCTGGAAATTTGTCTTTGGGGTTAACCCACCGAAGGATGATAGGAAATAAAGCGGCTAGGGAAGCCTGAATAAGAACATCGCGTTGAATAAGGTCTTTGAAATGTAAGACAACTTCAAAACCAACAAAGGATTCAAACCACGCCCGCGCTATGACTTGTATTTTTCTGCGGGTCTTAGGCTGCATTAGAAACCTTCTTCGATGTGGTTTTCGAAACGCCCCTCTAGTTTTGCTAATTCACGGGAAATCTTTTGCGTAATCTTAGTGTTTTCGGCTACTGCAATTTCTAGCCGATTGAGTGCATCTGCCATAGATGAACCACCGTTGCGCTTGTAAGTATGTGTTTCGATGTTGTCTAACTTGTGTTTAATAGAGAAAAACACCTTTCCTACGGCTGCGATAGTGGCAAGTGCTGCTCCACTTGCCCAAAGGATTTGCGCCCAATTTGCTGCATTGGCGAGTTGCGTGGCGTTCATTTGCACCTTTCGGTTATGGGTTATGCGGTGAGGTAGTTTCCAGAGACATAAAAATAATCTGATGTTGTCAATGTAATGGGATTGCCTTGAGAAAATGGGTCGTCATAAGCGTATGAATTAGAACCATTAGTTGTTGCTAAGTGATAAAGATTGACTGTTGTTGTTCCAGAATAGGCATCTGCCGCAATAGCGTGGTGAGCGGTGGAATGATGAATAGCGCCATCTCTGAACATATAATCGCTAAATGGGGCAAAAGGAAGGGTTAACGAATACTGACCAGTTCCAAAGTTTGTAACATTTGTGCATAAGACTTTAATTTGAAAATGAATCTGCTTGCCAATTTTTTGATATTCACCCGTTGCTGGAGTGCCGGTAAAGGTTAGACCAGTTCCCGACCAAGTAGGAGTAAAGGAAACAACGGGAGTTGCCACATTGTTGTCGGCAATGACATACCAAGTGCTGCCGTTGTAATACCGAAACATATTGGTATTGGTGTCGTAGAAGATATCGCCTTGTTGTGGGTACTGAGGATTGCCCGTAGAAAAATCCCAAATAGGCGCGGTAAATCGCTTGGCGTATTCCACTTTCTTCAAGCGCTTGTCTAAGCCGTCAAAAAGTTCAGACAGGACAGGAGGAAGGTTAATGAATGGCATTTAACTCTCCTATGCTGGAACGAATGGCAAATCTGCCGTGGTTAATGTTACTAACTCTGGAGAGTTTTCGCCCGCTTGAACATTAATAGCGGTGATGCGCTTGACAACTGTGTAACCAAATCCGCTGCCCGTTGTGGGGAATCTATCATCGGTGAAACGCAAAAGTATTTGGTCGCCGGTACGGTATGAGCCAAGAACAGGGTCAACATAAGCAGGAAGTGCAATCTGTCCGTTGACAACTGGATTAAGTTGCGCCTGTACCTGACCTTGTGCCAAGGTGTTGAGAAGGTTGGTGTCGTACACATCCGAGTAGTTAGCGGTGACTTCATAGAGCGGCCAGCCAGATGATGTGTGAGTGGTGTCGGCGTAGTAACCAAGATAATTAGATGGCGCGCTTCCTGCACCTACGGCGTACACGGTGTTAGCAATCAACGCGCCGTTTTCCATCCATGTATATTTCTCAGGGCTTCCGGGGAAGTCAATAACCAAAGCAGATGGGTCGCTTGCTGAATAGACTTTACCGCGATACGGATAATCTAAGCGAAGTAGTTTTGTTGGCGTTCCCGTACTGTCGTATTGAACATCAATGTTAAAGTCAAAACCAAAAGTGCTTCCCGCCTTTGACATATCCGAAATAGCAGAGAAGTAATCTTTGTATTGGTACGGATAGAAGGTGCGGTTAATCAGTTTGCCTGATGTTTCCGTTCCCACAACAACGCCGATGTTTCCACCTGTAACGCTTTGCGCCACATTGATAAGGTCTTGCGCAATGGTTAGTTGGTCAACGGCAACATAGTTTAGGTAATACGGGGCTTTCTCGGTGACGATTAAGCGCTTTTCAAAATATGATTCAAACTCACGACCTGTAAAGGTTAGGGATTGTGTTGCTGAATCGTATTGGCGAGTCCAAAGGATTCCACCCCATACAAGTACGCCGTTGCGGTCAACATAGATAGCGGTGCGACCGGGAATCGTGGTGTTGGTGAGGTCGTAGCCCGCTTCGGACAAATCCGAAAGCATGATGTGACCTTGAAATGTACCCGCGGCGTTGAGAACCTGAGTAAAGGAAACTCCCGT